CGGTTTCGCCCGGGTGGGGCCCCCCCCGCCGGTCGGGGAGGCATATGATATCGCGGGTAAAGCCCGCGCGCAGGTGGTCAATGTGGGGGTACGGGTGGCCTCTCCGCGAATCTGCTTTCAAATTTTGCGCCCTGCGCCGTGTGCGTGGGGTGCGTTGGTGTACGCCCTGCGCGGTGGCGGGCTAGTAACCCGCTATCCATCGGGAAACTATCCTATATATTTCTGACTTTTCCGGCGCGAACAGCTCCGGCGCGGCATAATCCGCGGCATAATCGCCCAGCATCCCAGCGCGGTCTCTACCATTATAAGGAGAGAACGCCCGCCGGTCGGGAGCTGGTCGTCGTCCGGTCGGCCTCGTCTGATAGGATGAGCAGCCCCCCAGCCCCCCGCCCAGATCGGCGCGGGGTGAAGCCTCCGCCTGCGTCCCTGCGTCCGTCTGCCTGCCTGCCTGCGTCCGCCCGTCTGCCTGCGTCCGTCAGATCGTCCGCCGGTCATGCGATCCAGCCCGCGCCAAATGTGAGCACGTCAGCACGTCGCCGGAAATGGGCGCTTATATGGTAAGACGGCCGCACGTACAACACGTACAGCCGCCTGAAAGATCACATTTACGTATAATCGCCCGTAGGCCGCGCGGGAGAAGTCCGCGGACCTCTCCCCGCGTCCGAGGACGATTATACAATATCATACTGTCAAGCGTGGCGCAAGTGACACACCCTGACAGGAGTGACAGACCCGCAGAGCGCAAAAAAGCCCCGACGAGGACAAGCCCGCCGGGGTGAATGTGTCAAGTGCCGGTCTGGTCTGCGTCATCTGGCGGCGCGAAACCGTCGCGCTGCATGCGCTCAAAGCAGGCCTGCTTGATATAGACTTGCACCGGCTGACCAGCCGCCGCAGCTGCCGCGCGTATCTGCGCGCCGTCGTCCTTTGACGGTCTGATCGTGATGCTATCTTGTCTCCGATTGTATGCAATGTTGCTCCTTTTTTGTGCTTCCGTGCATGGCATGAGATCGTCCCCCTTTCACAATCATATGATATCACATTCAGTTCTAAACGTCAACTTGTACATGTTGCACAACTTTCGCATAAACGTAGACTGTTATTTTCGTTCAGTATTCCGGTATTGCGCAAATAAACGTCTACGTTTATACTGTAGCCATCAAGAGCGAAAGCCCTTGAAGCAATCCACCGAAAGGCGTATCAAAGGAGGGGAGGACATGAGAACGCCAAGCGCAAGCGAATTGCTTGTTGAGGAAGCGCGAACCGCCGAGCGGTTACGGTTGCTGATCCTTGCCAGCGAGTGCGAAACCCTTGAAGAGTTCCGTAAGCGGTTGCAGGAAATCATCAACAGGCAATAAAAAAGTACCGGCCGCCCCGTTAAAGCGCCGGTACAAATGCAAAAGTCCCTAATTGGTTGGCGGTGAGATTGCCGCCGCCGACCATCTTCATTATAGCACAATCCACGACAGGCCGCAAGAGCGGCAGAAAGCGAGGATCATATGTCTACCTATTACATCCGCGACCTCGAGCAAGCCCGCGCCATCGTCGCCGCATACGAGCGTTGCAACTCGTGCGACACCTGCCCCCTGCACACGCCGGAGGGCTGGCGCTGCTCCTATCTCCATGACTGCGCGGTGCGATATATTGAGCGCCACGCAGAAAAGACCGAGTAAGCCGAAAGACAAATAGGAGGAAACAATCATGAAGTACATCATCTGTTACGAGCGCAACAGCGTCTATCAGTGCATCGGAGTGAACGCACAGACCGCAGAGCAAGCCGCCGCCTACTTTGCCCAGTACAAGCCCAGCGCCCGAATACTTGGCATCAGTGAGCGCATGGAGGACAAACCCGGCCGCCCCGTTATCACGGTTCCAGATGATTTCAAGTAAGCCGAAACGCCGCCCCCTCCGGGGCGAGCGTCCGCCGGGAATCGCCGCCCGGCGCTGATGAGGGCAGGCGACAAACAACACATGAAGGAGAATCAACCATGAAGAGTTATACCACAACGCGCGAGCAGCGCGACGAATTGGAGGGGCTTGCCTATTGGATCGCGGATCGAGCATGGAGCCGGGAGCATGGCAAACTAGACGAATACGAGGATCGCCGAACGGGCGACACGATCCGCGGCATCTTTGATGCGCTGGATCGTCTGGCCGTCCCGTACTGGGTGCAAAACGCCGTGTGCTGCTGGGCGGAGGACTGGCGGCGAACGATGAGAGAGAATCTGCGCGACGCAATGCGCGCAAAGCAGATTGTACTTTGACAAAGGAGGCTATCACAATGAGAACAAATTATTTTTCCGGCTGCGCCGATCTGCAAGCGCTGAAAGCCCGTTACCGTGAACTAGCCAAGCAGTACCATCCCGACCTACACCCGGAGCTGGGCGACGAGACCATGAAGGCCATCAATGCCGAGTATGACGCGCTGGCCGCGCGCCTCTCTCATGTTGCCCCGGATGGCCGCACGGAGGCAACCGACGAACAGGCGCGAGACGCCGCCGACATGGCGACCGCCTACCGCGAAGCCGTTTATAAGATCATCCATCTTGACGGCTTAGAAATTGAGCTGTGCGGTGCTTGGTTGTGGGTTAGTGGTGATACCTACAAGCACCGCGACGCGCTCAAGGCCGCCGGTTATAAGTGGGCGAGCAAAAAAAAGATGTGGTATTGGCGCGCTGAAGAGTACGCCGCGACCCACAGCCGGAAGAAGAAGAGCATGGAATACATCCGCGAGAAGTACGGCAGCGAGCGCGTGACCGGTGCATACCGTTACGCCATCGCGCAGTAAAGGAGGCTGCAAGCATGGAATCCTTTGATTTCTTTATCTACTCCCGCCCGGCAGGGGAAAGACGCTTCACGCTCACCGATCTAGCGCGCGGCACCGTCGGGCTAGGCAAGATTTACGCCCCGCGCTACCGTGCGGAGCATCTGGAACAGCTCAAAAAGTGGCTTGACTGCGCCGCCGCCACTTACCCCGGCGCAGTCTTCCAGCTTCGGCGGCTGGACGGAAAAACCGTCGTATACACGACGCACTGAGCGAGGTTTTCAGAGCGCCCGACCTGCGGACGCTCTACAAAGCCCCGGCAACGGGAAAGAAAGGAAGTAAAAAAAATGTTTTGGTTTCTATTCTCAGCAACAGCCGCCATTTTGGCGGCATGTGTGCCCGTCATGGGCTACATGGCGACCTTTGGAGGTGCTGACGATGAGCTATAACACCGATCACCTCTATCAAATGAGCGCGGAAGACGTTGACAGCGCGCTGTCTGCGTTTTCACGCCGCGCCGCCCATCATCAAGAAGGCTGGCAGCTGCTGATGGCCATCAAGACCCGTTCCGGTCTGGTCGGTCGTATCTTTGACCGCCGAAGCGTCGAGGCCGTACAGAAGGCCGTTGGAGCCGGTTACGCTGTGTCCTACTACATCCGGGATTACAGCAACGGCCACCCTCGAACCCTGCTTATTGAGAAGCTCGACGAGCAGGGGCAGAAAATTCCCGGCTACCGCTGGCATTGGTATTTTGAGCTAGCCAGCGCGCAAAACCCGCGCTTGACCGCTGAAAAGATGGAAGAGCGCTTGGCCTACTACCGCGATCAGGCGGCGCACTATCAAAAATGTGCAGCCGAACTACCGCGGCTCGTTGGCCAATATAACAGCGCATGCGACTATATGCGCACCGTTCGCGACGAACTGAGCAAAATTTTAATTTACGCTGAATAATGTTAATGCTATAATATAAGCGCAGCCCATCAAGGGGCAGAAAGGACGAAACACCATGAAGAAGTATTATGCAGTCAAAGGCACCACCAACCTGATCTTCGGCAGCCGCGCCAAACGTGACGAGTACATCGCCGCCAACCCAGATTATCACCCCGAAGAAAATCATGTTTGGGCTTCCGACGAAATGCGCATTATCCTAGGCAATTCCGACATCACTGCCGAAACCGGACTTGAGTACCCGCTGGAAGAAGCCATTAAACGCAACTGGGAAAGGATCATGCGCGCCGCCCGGATGTTTGGCGTATCGGGTTATATGGTGCAAAGCGTCCGTATCCAGCGGCGCGGCACAGAATGCGTCATTACTATCAAGGGATGGAACTGTTCTGAAATCCTCGTAGGCTTTGACCCCGCGCAAGACTGGTCAGAAGAAAAATTGATGACCCGCACCGTCACCTTTGACGGCGTGGAAGACGGCGACCTGCATGCTGATGATTTTATGGTCGATCTCGTCAGAAAGTAAAAAAAATCTCCGGTTATGCCGGAGATTTTATTGTTTCGTCTCTTCGTTTTACGGTTTTCCTTGCAATGTTACGCGCAAAAAAGCCCGGCCTTTAGCCGGGTTTATTTTTGCTGTTCGCCGCCCTGTATATTGCCGACTTATACCGAAACGCCGTCCGCTTGTGGATTCCCGCCTCTGCGCATGCGGCCTTGAGCGGCCTGTCGTCGATGTAATACAGCCGGATAAACGCCCGCATCCCCTTGATGTATTCGCCCTGCTGGGGCTGATACAACACGATTCTGTCAAGCGCACGCAGCGCTTTCCGCTGAGCGCGCAGAAAAGCCGCATGCTTTTCATGCAGCTTTTCCTTTGCGTTCATCTCGCTTATCAATCCGGCTTCCAGCCCGCGCACCGCGCCGCGCTGTTTGGGCATCCCGTCGATATCGCTTCCCTTCGCGCTCCGGTTCTCATACCTTTCCAGCTCGATTTTGTACTCATACGCCGCGAAAGAGCAATCAATCAGCGCTTGCGCGTCTTTTCTGTCCGCCCGCATTTCGTCCTCCATTTTTCCCGGTCGAGCCACGTCACGCCGACCGCCATAGCCTGCCACATGTCGCCGCGAAAGTTGTAGAATGTATCAGGGTTTGCCTTTGTTCCCCGTCCGCGCTCTTTGTCGTGCCGCGCGAACCGTCGGATGAGCGAGGCGCGAATCTGCCCGTCTGCGTGTTTGGGCGCAGTCTCCGGCAGCGGCGGCAGCCCGTTCCGCTTTGTTGGAATAAGATAAGATCGTTCGTCCCGCCGGAAGATCGACCCGACCATCAGCCCCCGAAGCGACGCCTGCAAACTGAACCGGCCAAACGCCTTGATCGTCTCGATGGTGCTTTGCCCCATCACCGCGCCCGCCGCGCTCCTGTCCGTGCTGCTGTATCTCGGCTCGATGTCCTCGATGATGACCGCATCCAGCCCCGGCGCGTCTGCGATGATGGACAAGACCACATCGTTCCCCACCTTGTCCGCACTAAGGATTTGGTATTGATCGTCTAGGATGACGTAGGCGCTTTCCGCCGTTCCGGGGTCAATGGCCATTATTTTCACTTTGCCCTCCTTTTCTGCCGGTCAAGTTAGCGCTCGTGACTGCGCTTTTTGCCCGTGCCCTCTAGACAAGCCGTGTAGCGGTTTTCCAGCGCCATCTTTCGTCCGTCGGCATACGCCTTGTATCTCTCGCATTCCGCGTGACAGCCGACCTCGCGGCTCGCGCAGTCGCGGAACGGCGCGTCATTCACGGCTTTTTCGCCTCTCTTTCCCAAGTCTCAATACTCATTCGTGGGACTATCGCGGTATATATTTTCCCGCATTTCTCGCAAACGTTTGTGAAGGTATAATTTTCTTCATCGTGCTTCACCTTGAGCCGCGCGTCTGAATACATATGTCGGCAGAGCTTCTGCCTGATTCGCGTCATCAGCTTTCCCACGGCGTTCCCCGCCTTTCCGCTTCCGTCGGCTTGCGCAACCAGCAGCGCCAGGTTTTACCATACGTATTAAAGATATCCTGTCTCAAATCAACATTTCCAGAGCCAGCATACATAAAGCTCTTTTCTGCAAATGCTGGCTCTCCTTCGTAATCAAATGGGCTGTACCTGTTTTCGCTCCATAAAAATCCAGTATAGACTTTCAGTTCTTCCAACGTCAGCACGCGGTTCTTCGGCTCAGCGCGGCGCAACGACACGGCTTGCAACCGCTCTATGATTTCGTCATTCGCCGTGTCTCCGGGAAACTCTATGCGCGGCGATGTGCTTCCACACGTCACGCACCGATACTGCGCAGATAAAAGCTCCCACTCGGGCGTAATCAGAGAGACGTGGATATGCATCCTGTCTCCGCAATATGGGCATTTAGGCGTTTCGCTCATTGCTTCCCGGCTGATGTAATCACTCATGTTCAGCCCTCCGATTCCACGCTTCACGCGCTTTTTCTGGGAGATATGTAAGCCCAGATGTTGCGCAGCACCTATTGCATACCACGGTATACGCCCAATGCCGTTTTTCCGTATCTTCGACCTCTTCATGGTCAACGTTTATCTCTGCCGCGCCCCCGCAAAACGGGCAGGGCTTCAATTTGATCTCATCAGGCGTTTTCATCGTTCTTCCTCCGTTTCCGCTCCTTCTCGATCTTCGCATCTCCCGGATTTAAGTTGCAAAACCAAGCTCACAAGCTCATCATTTGTCACGTTTTCCTTGCCAAATAAGAATTTTTTAAGTTGACGACAAGTTTCAATCGCCGAAATCGCCGTTCGTTGCTGCTCAATCCACTCGGGCTTCTTCGCGTCCTTCTCCGCCGCCAGCTTTTCCAGCATATCGGCGGCTTGCGGATTTATGATGCTGCCGCAGTCGTAAAACCCATAAAGTGTGCAACCGACGCAATTCGCGCTATCGCAGAGCCTCAGCGACTTGACCAGCTCTTCCACGCTCAACTGCGGAATTTCAGGCTTCTCTTCCGCGTATTTGCACACCTCCGGGTGTTCGCTCGTCGGGCATACGTCGCCACGATACGGACACTTACCATTGGTGCAGACACCTTCAAAATCGGCGTACCATTTACATTTCATCAGTCATTCCTCCCACTGTTCCGACATCGCCCGTGCGACGCCCGAAAATGTTTTTGCTCTGTTCTTAGCTCTGTCCGTGGTAAACATTCCTCTGTACCTTTCTCCATGCTCGCCCGAATACGAGCCGGAAGGACACCATGTCGCAATCGGCTCAACCTCGTTTGTAGGTACAAGCAGTTTCAAATTCTTTAGCCAAAGGCACGTTTTTTTTCGTGTACGGGTGCCCAAATTGATATGGCTGAATGATCTGCGTATACGGCGGCAGACAAAATACCTTGCTCGGCACTGGATTTTCTATGCAAATACGTGGGATGTCGCACCACCACAGGCGCATGAACAGGTCTCGACCTTGAATCCCCTTCATCACGCGATCCGGCTGCAATTCATGCCCTTTCCACAAGTGCCGCGCCCCTGCATTTGATATATAAGTGCAAGGCGGATGCGCGATCAACATGTCCCGCTTGCCTATATTGTGCATCTGTCCATCCATTGGACGGATGATGCCCCCCCGAATGGCTTCCAACGCATTGCCGAGGATGTGCCATTCGGGATGCCCGCCAGACGGCTCTTGGATGTCGCACGAGTACGCCTCATGTCCTCTGGCGCGGAATGCTTTGCAGACCTCCTGCGATTCCTCACAGGCTACCAGCACCTTCATTTTCCGTGCCTCCACTCTCGCCCTCGGTTAATCTCCATCTTCTCCTGCACCGTCTTGTCAATATCGATGCCCAGATACCCGGCGGCAGACAGTGCCGTGATGATAACGTCCGCCAGCTCCTCGCAGAAGTGATCTTCCTCAAGCACCGATTCTAAAAGCTCCTGATTCTCCACGAAAACGCGCAGCGTTGCATTAACTCGCCTCGTCTCTTGCTCGGCGTTTGCGATTTTGTAAATCTGCAAAATGCCGGAATCCCGCAGACAATCGTTGCTCATCAGTGTTTTACAAAGATAGCCATCATCCCACAGCCCATGTTTCACCGCGTCCTTGTAGATTTCATCGCGCAATTCGTTCAGCATGTTCTTTCCCTCCGTCAAAACAGAATCCCATCGTCACAGATGATCTCTCCGCGCCTCGCTGCCCGCTCCGCAGCGCGTCGCGCCATCTCCGCCTTGTGTGTCCTCTCCGCCGCTTCTCTCGGCTTCTGCGCAGCCCTGAAACAGGTATAACAGCAATACCAGTCAAACGCGGTGCCCGTGTGCGGCTTGGTCAGCTTGTAGGCGTAGCGCAGGCTCGCCACCGGAAAGGTCTTTCCGCAGGTCTTACAAACCTTCGGCGGCATTTGCTGGTAGGCCGTCGCATTGAATATGCTTCTCCCCGTCAGCATAGCACCATCGCCTCCTGAACAGGCGGCCGCTTTTTCTCCGGCTTTTCGGGTGCATATTTATTCAAAAAGTAAATCTGCCCCTTTGGCGTGATGAGGGTCGTCGAGCTGATAAACGTCTTGTCTGCGCTGCTGACCGTCCGCTCGATGCTCCGCATCAGCCCCATGTCCACGCTTCTCTGCGTCGGCGCGTTCTGGTCTTTGGCGTTGGCCTTAATCACAAAGCCGTCGCGCCGCAGCAGATCGTACAACCTCTTTTCCCCGGTGTCGTAGCCCCTCTGCACCATCAGCTTTGCGAGCTGCCGGACGAGGATATCCCCCTCTGCTTTTTGCACCGTCTCGGCGAACAGCACCTTCGGCGCGTCGGCCTGAATCTTCGCGTTCGCCGCTTCGAGCTGCTTGTTTCGCTCGGCAATCTTGCGCTGTGCGACCATCAGCGCGTTCGCTAAGAGCTGGTCGTCGTCCATCGTCTCCTGACCGGCGATGTAGCCGCCGGTCTTGCGGATGCTCGGGATGACCTCGTCAAACACCCAGCTTTCAAATTTTTCTGCCGCCGGGAGCTTGCTGTGCGTAATCAGGCGGTAAACGTCTCCTTCCGGGATAAACTTTACATCCTGTTCGCCGCCCATCGTAAGGAGTCGGCGTTTTACCGACCCCTTACAATGTTGAGCAAGAGCATCAGCAGGCCGCACATATCCCAACGCCTTGGCCACATCCGAGCCGCAAAATAGCGTCCTTCCGTCCTCCTCCAGCACGCGCACCGCGCCAAACTCATCCTTGCGAAAAATCGTCATGTCGTTCATGGTCTATTCCTCCTCGTCCAGATTGACTTTGATGCTCTCAAAATACTTGTGCCGTTCCTCCGGTGTCATCTCTCTAAGCTGTCTCGCGTATTCGTCCATGTCGTCGCTTGCCGCTTGCAGTCTCGGCGCATCCTGCATCCCGGCAATCATCTTCCTGTCCGCGTCGATTCGCGCCCGCACGTCGCCCGGCATCATCCGAATCTCCTTGTGAACGGCTGCCCGTGCCGCGAAACTGCGCTGAAAATTGCTGGCGATCACGCTTTCGCTCACGCCGTCATTGCTGACTGCCCACTCGTGTAGCTGGCTCGGCGATCCGACGACCTCCTGCACCACCTCCGGCAGCTCGGCAAACTGCTCCGCGCTGTGATACGCGCTGTCCTTCATGGCGCGCTTGACCAGCCCCCAAGCGGTTTGTGGGGTCAGTTCAAAGCCGTGTACGGCCTGATTGATGACATCCAGCTTTTCGCGGATTTGCCCGACCACGGGCGGGAATCCCTTGGTGTCGCTGGCGATAAATGCCTTTACCGCGTCGCTGACAAGGCTTGCGTCGTCGTCGGCGAAGAAGCTGAGCCATGCGTTGGTCATCGCCTTGACGTCATTCTCGCTCAGGTTTGCGTAGAATCTCGGGTATACCGCGCCGATGATTGCCAGAATGTCGCTCATCTCGGTAAAAGTCATGTGACACTCCCCCTGCATTTCAGCGATTGCAGCGCGAACGGATTGCGGGTCAGCGCTTGTTCCGCGTCTCCCGCCGCGCCTGCGCTGCTATCAGCCGCCTTCTCTGCCCACGTGTACCCGGCGGCTTTCTCCTTTCGCAGAATCCCGCCTACATACCGCCAGTTCCGGCTTTTCTCCGGCGCGCCCTGTAACTTGTCAATGGCCTTGAGCAGGTTGTTTGCCCCGTGTTCCGCGCGCAGGCTGTCCATGCAATCCTGATCGGCCAGCGCAGATACCGGCAGCCCCACGCGGCGAGCGGCCTTCTCTGTTTCGGCCTGCTCCTGCCGGATTTCCCGCAGTTCGTCGTCCGTCAGGTCGTCGCAGGGGGTAGGGGGTACGTAACTACTACTACTCTTGTTCTTGTTCTTATTCGTGTTCTTGTTCTTGTTCTTGTATATGTCGGTTTTGCTTGCGTCTGCTTCCGTCTGCTTGGCTTTGCTTGCGTCTGCTTCAATGTGCTTGACGTTGCTTTCCTCTGCTTCGCTTTGGTTCGCTTTGCTTGCGTCTGCTTCCGTCTGCTTGACGCTCCCGCCTTTTTTCCCGCTCGTCCGCTTTGTTTCAAGCGTTTCCGTGCACTGGTCAATCTTGAACTTGATCGTGTCCCAGATGTACCACTCGTGCGCGTCCTCAGCGAAATCAGGCTCTTCCCCGCGATACGCATACGCCATCATAGCCATAAAAAGCCGACCGCGCTCTTCGTCCGTGTATCGCTTGAGCATGATCTCGATGTCGGGAAAGATTTTCAGATAATCGAGCATTTTTACCTTCCTTTCTTCGGGGTGATCTTTGCAAAGATGGGGCAGACCCCGGAATCGAACCGGGCGCGCGGGCAAGGTGCTTCGCGTCAACAGCAACAAAAGGAAAACAACGAATCGGAGGCGTTAAAAGAAGAGGGATTTACATTCAGCACCCGCGCGATACCTGCTATGTCTGCCATGAGTGCCGCCGTTTTTGCCCGGCGGCAGGCCGTTTGTGAAACGTGTTTTTATTTGCCGTCTTTCCGGCTGTCCGAAAAAATGTGCGTTGCCCAAACCTTTTGAGCCTATTATTGTTGGTCTTTTGCTCGTCTTTCCGAGCCGCCAGTGTGAATTTGCCTGCCCTGTGTCCTCCTTTCTGTGGGGCGATACCGTTTCAAGCGGGGGAAACGTGCTTACAAAATATGGATTTCTCCTGCTGCTCGGCGCGCGGCGGTATTGAGCCGCCCCTTATCGCGTAACGCCGCTTTACGTCACGCGGTTGCTCTCCTGAGCTGCGCGCCATGTGCCGGGTTGCCCCGGCGAAGATTAGAAGGGCAGCGGCGTATCGTCGTCGATCTGGGTAAACCCTTCTTTGTTTTCCTGCTGCTGAGAATAGGAAAGGAATTCAACGTCGACCGCGTTAATCGTCCATGCGCGTTTCTTCACGCCGTTTTTGTCGGTGTAGTCGCGGCTTCTCATTTCACCGGAGACCAGTACCTTCTTTCCCTTCTCGATGTACAGCGAGCATACATTCGCGAGATTGTCCCATGCTACCACGTCAAAGAAATCAGTCTCGTATTCCTTCGTCTCCTGATTTCGGAATTTTCTGCGAACCGCAACGCTAAAGTTGCAGCAGTTCTTCCCGCCCGGCGTGGTTCGCATCTCCGGCGTGTGCACGACATTTCCCGTGATGATGATTTTATTCATTGCTTCTATCCTTCCATCTCACAAAGCATTCAAGGCACATCGGCCTTCCGACCTCGTGCGCCGTTCCTTCCGCGATCTGTTTTGCGCTTCGCTTCAAGTTTCCGTTTTTGTCGATCTGGTCGTTGATGGGTTTATTGCACTCGGAACAGGTATATCGCGTTTTCCCCACATCCGAAGGCTGAGTTTGAACGTTCTCCTGCGCCTGATTAGTCGGTTTCTGAACGCTGGAGTATTTTGTTCTATCCTCTTTCCAGTAAACGTCTGCACCGATTCCAATCTCTTTACACGCTACGCTGATTGCATCTGTAAGCGCCATTTTGTAGCACTCGTCGGAAGTGTAAAGCCCCTTCGATTCCTTTGTTACAAGCATGTTTCCGCCGATTCCGATAACCGGGGAGGAAGTTTGTCCATCTTCCTTTTTGTAGTAAAGGCTGATCTGGACGAAGGAACACCGTTCTCCGGCGTTACCTTCCTCACTCCAAATCTTATCAACGGTATACCACCATCCTTCGCCAACGGGCCCGAACATCTCCGTCAACGCCTTGATTCTCCACATCGGGTTGATATCCGTCTTGCCTTTCAGTCTGCCAGCGCTTATGGCGCGTTGCGCTTCGGCCGGAACCGATCTCTTCATGTTGTACAGTCTCAGATTGTCCGCCATCTTTTCACTCCCTGTCCATCGGGTCAGCGACGAACGGGTTTCCCCCGTCGTCCCAATCCGACAGCGACCCGTAGTAGGGTCTGCCGTAGGCCATCGGGCGCTCGTCGGTGTCCTCGCAGCGCCCGCAGCCGTCACATTCTTCCTTTAAGTTGATCTTGCAATGGTACATTGTCTTTCTCCCCGCTGATAAAGCGGCCTCTGACCCTGCGCGGAATCTGGATGGCTTCGTAGCATCCGTCTTTGAGAATCTGTATCGCCTCCAGCACCTCCGGGTCAATGTCGTTATCCTCGGCAAATGCGTTGATGATGTTCCCCGCCCAGATAAAGCGGTCACTCGTCAGCATCCTCGCCCCACGTCTTTTCAAAATCCTCGATATGCGGATTGTACACGGTTTCGCCCTCGACCAGCCAAAGGCCGTTTTCGTCCTGCACAACCTTCCCCTCGTCGTCGTGGGTGTATACGTACCGCAGCTCGAAGACCTCGCTCAAATCGCGCCTGATCTCCGAGAGAATATCCACCAGCCCGTCAAACGTCGTCGCGCAGAGCGCCCTGTCGGAAATGTCCAGCACATAGCGCGTTTCTCCGTGCCGGTCTACGCTCGCCGTCAGCGACATCAGGTTACCTTGGAGCGTAAAATTTTTGATTTTGCCTGCCACGTCTTTCCCTCCAGCTCGTCTTTGTGAATCCGTCGATATTCTGCCCGCCGCCATGCGCTGGGGTCGTACAGCGTGATTTTGCCGTTCTTTTCGCATACGCAGACCGGGCAGCCCGGACGCGGATTAGCCTTCATGTTCCTTTTTCAGCTCCTGCTCGATTCGCACTGCCAGATAGAGCAGCGCCCCAACCAGCGCCGCCAAGTCCAGAACCGCCAGCGTCGTCCACAGCTCGTTCACAGTTTCACCTCCATTCCCAGCGCTCGATAAAGTGTCCTGTACGTCTGAATCGTCATCATCTCCGGCCGCTTGAAGTACCGGCACAACGTCGGAACGGAGATTCCGGTTCGCGCTGCTAAGTTGTCAAACGTAATCTTCTTGCCATACCTTGCCTGTTTCAGGCCGTCGATGATCTGGCTGTTCAGCTTCTCATTGAGCTGCTTTGCGCGGCCTTCCGCCGTCAGCGCTCTGACCTTCGGCATTGCTTTTCCTTCCTTTCTGTGCTAGAATGAATATGGATTATTTCCCTGTTCCGTTCCGCGCTGCAACGCGGGGCGGCTTTTTATTTCACCTGTTCCCATGTGAAGCGCCCGTTCTGTCCGTTCCGCCACTGTCCAAGCCCCTTGTACGCACCATAGTTCAGCGCTTCTTCAACGACGTTCCACGCCAGCGCGACGCTCTTTGCCGTCTTTTCGTTGTCGATCAGCGTCAGCGTGAATTCGATCTCCCAGCCCGGGCGGATGATCTCGCTTGCCGAAACGCTGACGCGCGGTCCCTGCATGGTCATTGCCCGCAGCGGCCTTTCAAAGATTTCGTCTGCATCCGTCACCGGCTTGCCACCGCGCGTGAAGTGGATGTAATCAGGTTCGACGAAAATGAAGTTGTCTACTTTAGTCGCGGGGCTTCCGATCTTTACTTGGCTCTTGATTACGCCCAGCGCCTCTTTCAAAAATCCCTTGATGACGTAATCCGCCAGACAGAGCACACCGTCGTCCCGCAGGAAGACCGTCAAGCCCTTGGTTTCAAGGTTTTCCTCCGGCAGCATAGCCGTCTGTTCCTCGCCCTTTGCCAGCTTTGCGGCCTTCGCCGCGATGAACTCGCTGTGCACCTTGGGGTTCGCCGCTTGCGCGCCTAAGATTTTTGTCGTTCCGTGCAGACGATACGTCCGCTTTTCCATTTCGATCATTGTTTTCTTTCCTTTCTATCGCTTGGTTCTATTGCTTGCTATTCAGTTTTCGATTGCTTTGCCAGCGCGCTGCGAGGCCGTGCCCAGCCGCAGCATCGCCAAACAGTTCAGTGCCGAGCCGTTGCCCCACGACGCAATACCTCCGCCTTACTCTGCCATGCGCTGCTATGCTACACCATCGCCCTGCGTTGCTGAGCTGGGCCCTGCCTTTGCTGCGCAATGCAAAACCCTACCCTGCCGCCGCCTTGCGTCGCGTAGCATTGCTATAGCCGTGCCAAACGGAACACCGCCTTGCCGTCGCAATGCCAAGCTGGGCTATGCCGAAGCTGTGCCAAACATCACCCTGCCTCTGCCCAACCCCGCAATGCCGTAGCCGTGCACTACTACGCTACGCGTAACCTTGCCGCTGCTTCGCCATACCGTGCAGTGCTTCGCCATTGCCTAACATCGCTTCGCCATGCCCCAGCTTTACGCCGTCTGCGCGGCCTGCTTGCCGAGATTGTAGCCCGTCAGCATCGCCGTTGCGACCACTTGCAGGCTGTCTTCCTTCGCGTCCGGTAGCAGGAGCAGGAGCGCCGCCAGCGCGGCTTCCTTCTGCTGTCGCGTCAGGTTGCTTTTCGCCATCCTCCGTCACTTCCTTTCAATTTTTCATGCGATTTGAAGAATCGCGTTCAGAAAAGAGATCACCAGCAGCGCCCATGCAATCCCCATCGCCCACGCCGGAATGTACATTCCATTCTGCTCCATGACCATCAGGATAATTAACAAGCTCATTGTATCCACTTCCTTTCTTTCCTTCCCTTCCGAATCTGTGTTATACTGTTGAGAACGGGAAGGAGGTGATACCATGTCTACCGAATTGCGTCAACAACTCGCTCTTCTTTACGCTCAAGCTCGTGCCAGCGGGCATAACGTAACACCGGAGCAAATCAAAGTCTGGTTTGATGAAGCTATGGACGCTTACGCTTATAAGCCAGACAGTCAAAAGAAGGAAAAGCCCGAATGGGATTTTGCCTTGCGTGATTGACGCTCATGTGCCGGATGATTAGTCGTCATCCGGCTTTTCTAATGCCGCTTTAATGCCGCATCTCGCCGCAAAGCTGATCTTTATGCTCTCCTTGCAGAATCGAGCAACTTCTCTTTTGCTCATGATTCGCCCGTCGCGGCACTCCCGCGCAATCAGCGCGAACAGCCCGTCCAGCATCGCCTGTTTTTCCTCTGCCGTCGCCAACACTTCATCCATCGCTTTCGCGGTTTCGATGCAGTTAGAAATCAGTTCACTGCCTTTTGCCATGTCGTTTTCCCTCCTTTCCTTTCGCCTTGTCTTAGCGTAGCTATATAATACCATAGCTTGGCTATAAATGCAATACTTTTTTATTCGCTGGGCGAATTTTTTTATTGACTTTTCAAATATGCTGTTTTATAATCTTGAATTAGAAAGGAGGGATTAATTAAATGAACGAGAGGATTATGATGATTCTCGATGAGTACCATCTGAAAAAAGTCGATTTCGCAAAAAGATTGAATCTCTCGCAACCGTTCGTTTCTGAATTGTGCTCTGGTGCAAAGATGCCAAGCGACAGAACCATTTCGGATATTTGCTTTGAATTTCAAATCAACGAACATTGGCTGCGAACCGGCGAAGGAGAGATGAAGCTCAAGCAATCCGAAGAGGACGCAAAAAGGATTGGCCGCTTGATGTTCAAAATGAGCGATAATAAAAAGAAGCTCTTCCGGCTTATTTCGGATATGCCGGATGAGCTTCTGGATGAAATGATTTCCTATATCAAAAAGGAAATCAGGTGACAGGTGGGTGCTGCTCGATTTCCAATTCGAGCATACATCTCGCCGTGCCGAGCAGGTAGTAGATTTTTTCGCCGTCGGTTAGCATTTCTGCAATCGCGGCGATTTCCTTTCTTTCCTGCTCGAACGCTTTTTCTCGTCTCGCTCTGTGGGTGGGAACGTTCTTGGGGCGGCTCTCTCTCATTGTTGCCATCTCCTTTGTTATAGTATAGTCCATTTTTATGTGGCTATAACTTTTTCGACAAAGGTTCACACTTTTGTTTTGATATCTGTATACTCAACGTATCTTTCGACAAAAAAGGAGGATGGATGTTTGTGAAACGCTTTATTTGCTTGATTCTTTTTCTTGTTCTGTGTGCCCTGTCCGTTTCTTCGTATGCCGAGTGGCAGAAATGCCCGATTGGAGATTCTTCTGCGACGATTTCCTTCCCAGAATCTTGTTATGTATTCTACGACGGGATGCCTGACAATGGCTTGTCTCAAAAGGTTCTTGGTGGATCAACTTCCGAAGTCATTGATTATATTGAAAGTCAAGGCGCTGATTGTTTTGCCGTATTTGATAATTTCGAAACCGAAGTAACTGTTTCATATAGTTCTATGACGGTTCCGATCAATTTCTCAGATGTCAGTCTTCTTGAATTAAAAAATGCAGCAAAGGGGCTTGCAAGCCAATTTTCCGACCATGGAGCAGTAAATATTTCTTATACGACCCGTTCAATCAACGATGCAAATTTTATCGAAATTGAATACGAAATGCATCTTGCAACCGAAACCGATTATCGGCTTGTTTATTACACCACAACAAAAGACGGGAGCAATATGTTTATGATCGTATTTACAACCGTCAATAAATCTTTTTCTGATTCTGATAGATCGCTTTTCAAAAATATCTGTGGAACTTTAACGCTATAAAATAAAAAAATCCCTGTCCGCGCGCTAACACGGACAGGGTGCAAAGAACCGTCCCACACAGAAAGGAATCGCAATGAGAAGGAACGATTTAATTATACCATATCTTCCTTCTTTTTGCAAACAAAGAAAGAAGGAATTTTTATGCCGAAAATCGAGAAAACAAAAACCGGCTACCGCGCCCGCATCTCTACCGGCGAACGCCTGCCCTCCGGCGGCTACCGCTATATTTCGCTCTCTGCCGCGACGAAAGCCGAGGTAAGGCGAATGGTTGCCGACTTCGACGAAAACCGCGAGAACGCCCTTTCTGCCCGTCTGGCGGGGCGTGTGACGCTCTCTCAGGCGATGGATAAGTATATCGAGACTTGCCGCGCCGCCGGGCGCTCTCCCTCCACCATTCGCGGATATGTCCTCATGCAAAAAAACGGATTTGACGCGCTGCTCGATCTTCCCCTCTCCAAGATTACACGCTCCAATCTGCAAGCCGTCGTCAATAGCTGGGTGCAGTCCGGCGCAACCCCGAAGACCGTCCGCAATAAATTGGGCTTGCTCTCCGCCGCCATGAAGCACGCAGACGTTGAACCGCCGATGCGAAAACTAGTTCTGCCCGATGCCGAGCGAAAAGAAATGATTATCCCGCAGGACGAGGACGTGCAGCGCGCGCTGTTCTACCTCCGCGCCCACAACACCAACCTCTATGTTGCCGTCGTCCTTGCGGCTACGCTGGGCTTGCGGCGCGGCGAAATCGCCGCCCTGACCATGGATGACTTCGACTTCGACGCGGGCACCGTGACCATCAACAAAGCCTACACGATGGACGAGCACGGCAAATACATCCTCAAAGCCCCGAAATCCCGCAGCGGCAACCGCGTCATTCGCGGTCTGGATGCACTCGTCGTCTCTGCCGTCCGCAACTTCGGCCACCAGCCGCCGCAGACCGTTACCAGCATGAACCCCACCGTTATTACAGATGCTTATATGCGCGTGCGGGACAAGCTCGCTCTTCCCGGTCGCTTCCACGATCTCCGGCATTATGCCGCCTCCGTCATGGCCGCTCTCAACGTCCCGCCAAAATACGCACAAGAGCGCATGGGACACGCCACGCTGGACATGCTCAACCGTGTCTACCAGCATACCATGGACAAAAAACGCGACGCTGTGGCGGACGCAATCGCCACGCATAACGCCGCCCTTCTCTCCGGTCAATCCTGCCAATACAAATAATTATGCCGCGAATTATGCCTCGAGCGAACAAGAAATCTAATAAAATAAGGGGTTTTAGGCGATTTCCTGATGGGAGAAATACCCGCTATCCGCACCAAAACAAGGATTCTAGCAATAGCTAGAATCCTTTAATTTTTCCTTATATTGCAAGGGAAAATTCACTTAAAAATTTGATAACTTATTAAAGCAAATTTAAGTAAATTATCATTGTTTTTAGTGGAATTATGCCTCGGATTATGACACGGAATTATGCTTTGCGCACCTCATCATTCAGGCGCTCAATGGACATGTCAATATGACACATCAGCGCCGACGCGATCTCGTCCCCGTCCTTGGCCTTGCGTTCGATTTCGAGTTCTCCAAACACGTCATCCCGGTCGCGTCGAAGCATTTCGAGCCGCTTTTCCGCACGCTCTTTGAACCAGCGTTCGCGCCCCGGCTGACCGTCGCAAGCGTCCGCGTAGTCAAGCAGCATCTGTGTGTCGGTGATGCCGTCCATCAATACGGCAAGCAAATGTTTAATCATGGTGCCCTCCTTATGCGCGGTTGATGTAGTCCATCAGCCGATCTACATCACTTTGATTAAAGCGGAAGACATCTTGACCGATGTTAAAGCTGATGTTCCCGCCGTTCTTGCTCATCTGGTTTTTGATCTCCGCGCCCAGCGCGGCCACATCGATGTTCTCGTCCTCCGTCATAACGCCAAGCGTTTTGAGAATCGGCTTGTACTTTCCGATCAGGTTCTCGGGCTTTGCAGCGGCCACTCCGACCGCCACGCCGTACAGAATCGCCTTTGCGCCGCTAATGGATGGGCGCACTTCCGAATCATAGAAGTGCGCCACACCCGCGGCGATCTGGGTAACAGTCGCCATATGATTTTAGCCTCCCGTGCTTGCACCGGCCGCAGCCGCCGTCGGCGCAGTCCAAGAATTATAGCGCGGCATAGGCGGCGGACAAATGTTGCCGTCCGGGATGACCGTCTTAGTCATGCCCTGAAGTGCCGCAACCTGATTCTGCAAGCATCCGATCAGGCCGTTGTTGGTCGCATTGTAGACCGCTTGCTGAGCAAGCTGACCTTCGACACCGCGCAGTCGGTTGTCGATATACTGGTACAGCTCCAGCGACTTCTTGTCTGTATAGATTTCGGCGTTCTTGTTGGCAAGCTCGCCCTCAAGCTGCGCAATGCGTCCCGCCTGCTCCGCCTCATACCTCGTGACAACGTGATTCTCGCTGCAACAGCCGTCCGCATAACGCGGATTCCACCCGTTCAGCAGCGCACTACCACCGCCCAGCAAACCGAGCGCAGTACCCGCGATACCCAGACCCAGACCAGCACCAGCTACTCCCTTAGATGCGTATTCCTTATATTCCATAAACGCACCTCCTTTCTGCGTCCATTGTCGCAGTTTTCGGGTGTTGTCGCGGGTCAGATAGAGGTCAATTCAGGGCACAAAAAAAGAACCCGGAAGGTTTTTCCCTCCGGGTTCCGTCATTAAAACGTTTTGTCGGCCTCGACAAAACATTCCGTCTGTCGTCGCTGTCTCGCTCTGACGCGGTTGATCTTATCCTGCACCCTGCGCGATTCGCGCTTGACCGTCTCCGGCGAGATGTGCAGTCTCTGCGCGGTGGCGATCAGGCTATCCGTTTGCGCGCGGGTGACAAAGACTTCTTTTTGCCTGTCCGTCAGGCCGCAGGCTTCGATCAGCGCATCCCGTTCCTCTTTGGTGTATGGGGTAAACGTGATCTTGCCGCACACTTTTACTTCTCCTGTTCGCCCGCGCCCTCGTCGTTCTGCTGTTTGATCTGTTCAAGCGCCTTCTTGACAAAAGCGGGGAAGGGAACGCCGATGATGGCCAGATTCTCTGTGATGCTCAGTCCCTCGTTAGAGACGTAAAACATGCACATCGCGTCCCGGAAAATCTGTGTGCCCTCCGGCATCACGCGGTCAAGCTGTGCCGCCATAAAGACCACGACCAGCATAACCGCCTTTTTAAGCAGCCCGTGCCAGCCCGTCTTGCTGTCCAGCTTCCCGCCGTCCGTCTTCGGGCTTTTGCCCATCATCCCGCAAACGCAGCCTGTAACGTAATCAATGCCCATCATATAGCACAGCACGACCAGCACCGTGTCCCAACCTCCCATTGCGCCCGCGATTGCTCCGCCCGCAAGCGCCGTCATCTTCAGTACCTTGTCCCAGATTCCCGACCAGTTGTTCATGGTCATCCTCCTTTCAATCCTCCGCAATCGCCCATTTTCCCGCCAGCGTGATATACACGCCGTCGCTCCTGCGCAGGGTCGTCGTGTTCGGCGCTTCGCCGCTCGTCTCGCCCTGATCTCCACTTTCCGGCGGCGCATCCTCGACCAGATACTCGCTCGACATGTACCCGGCTTCGCCGCTTGCCAGCGCGCCGAACACCCAGCCTGTGCCGCCCGCCTCGCGGATGATGTTCACCCTCGCGCCGTTTGCGGCCTTGGCGATGATCTTTGATCTCGTGCTTGCGCCCTCGCGAATGTTGAGATATCCGCTGGTGATGTTCACCGTCGCGTTTCCAAACACTTTCCCGTCGCCCTCCTTGTAGATCACGTCCTTGAGCGGCGCGGCAAACGCCCAACCTGCCGCATCGCTCGCCACAAAGCCCGTCTTTGTGCTCTGCGCATTGAGCACTTTTCCGTTGTTGCCCATCAGGCCGATGTGATAGACATCGCCGGGCTGCTGATCAAACCAGTGATTTCCGCTGTCGCTTTCGCGCCACACTCGCAACTTAAAAACTGCATATCCCGGCTTTGCCTCCGATACAGGCACATACTCGCCAACACGCAGACGCGCAATGGAGTTGCTGCCGTGCTCGATGTTTGCGCCGAGCTGCTTGTACGCCAAGACAAAAGCCCCTGAGCAATCCACACAACCCTCACGCGCTGCACCCCACTCATACGCCCAGTGCTCGTCCAGCATGCGCTCGAAAAGGTCGAGCAGCCTATCAACGTCAATCATTTTGATCACCTCTCTTAGCTGATAATAGCGCCCAACAGTGTGACTTTGAAGTGTTTATTCTTCGTAAATGATTTTCAATCCATAGGCTTTCGCGGCCTCATGCTCAATTTTGCATCCGCGCGCATTCTCCCAGCCTCTGCAGAAATAAGCAGCATGACACAAAGACATATTTTCAAGAGACTTGGCGAGAAAGCAGAGTGGAATTTGCACCACGCCACGTTCCTTCATTGCTTCTTGCGAATACCATTCGTCGGTGAACAGGGTGTTCACGACGTCAAAGCCTTTGGCCTTGAGAGTGGCAATGGCGCGGTTACGGGTTTCGATGATTTCTTCTTCGGTTTTGCCCACCATAGGCTGAGATAACATAGCTTTCATCATATTTCGCTTCTTTCTTTTTGCTGAATTGCATTTGGATAGTTAGCAATAGCGCCCTTAGATAAAATAAACAGATGGTACAAACGGCTAATGCCACATGCCTCCCATCAGGAACCGATGTAGCGCGGCGAGGTCTCTTTTAACTGATTAACTCCCAACCGTCAGGGTATGCGGTCACATCATGCACGGTGTTGTCCAGCAGACAGCGATACACCATGCCGTCCTCTGTCTTGTACACTTCGCCAGCCATGTACATGCCGCTTGTGCCGTAGGGATCAACCCACGGCTTCGCCTTAGCGGGGTTGGTCGTATGCGCAAGACCCCAAAGCGCACGGAGCGTTGATGGTCTTCCTGCGTAGTTCGCCGCATTGTACGGCTGGATAAGAAGCCATACCTGTCCTTCGTCCGTTACAGGAGCGCCGACAGGATAGGTGCTGTAATCCTTGGTCGGGTCAAATGCCGGGGCGCTATGTTCCCGGTCGATGATCTGTGTACCAGTCAGGCTGTGCGCCTCCTCACGCAGCTTGAGCGCATCGGAGCGTCCAAGACCCCTGAAAATGTCAGTCATGCTCATGCCTCATTCACTCCTTCCGCATAAGCCACTTCGCAGCTTGCAAGATTATCTTCCAGCGCCTTGATGCGCTCTTCCTGCGTTGGCTTCGGTTCTCCCGGTGCTGGCTCAACGTACACGCTGCCGTCGTCGGAGAGCTGCACCGCGTTGTCAAGGGTGCGGTAAACGGTCGTGTAATCACTAAAATCACCAAGCTGGGTCACGCCGTCCATGCGCCACGTCGTGAAGCCTGACGGCGCTTTTGTTACGCCATACAGTTCAACCACATGATCGCTAATGCGCGTGAACCCTGCTTCCAGTAATTCATCGGAGTCATTAAATTTTATCCTAATCATACAATACCTCATTTATAGTGTCTTCCAAGTGATTTGTTTAGCGCCGTTTATCTGTATTCCCGAATATGTTACTCCATCCGCATCAATACCAATATAGTAAGTGTCATCTGTATAGCTTCCCGGCCAGCTCCACCCACGTATCCGCACAAAACCGCCATATGCGGCAGGCATTGTATTTCCGTGCTGTTGTTCGCTGTAAAAACCTCCTGTTTTTACTGATGAAATGTCGCTTTTAATGGTTTTAATAGCTTTCGCGGATGCTACTTTATTTGTCAGGTCGGTGCTTGCCTGAATTTCCTCAAGTGTTAGCGCGTCAGATTGATTGATTTTAGCGTCAACATCGGTCTTTAGCTGATTAACATTGCTCTTTAGCTGACCAACATCGGTATTAAGCTGATTAACCGTTGGCTTCCAGTTGGTCGCGATGTTCACGTCTCTTTGATAGTCCAGTTTCAGCCCTGCGCCGTCTGTGGCTTGCACCACGGTGTCGGGCGCGTAGGTAGTCAGCGCTCTGTAGGCGGCGAGTTCAGCAGGAGTGAGCGGGGTTTCGATGGGGTTAGCGAGAGCGTAATAGACTTTGCCAAGCTGCTTTTTGCAAGACTCGTTGAACTTGTCAGAAATATTATCCTTAATCAAATATAAGAATCTACTTTCCGAGTTGTAATACCACCCTAAGTTAGTGAACGTACTAACTGCGTATGTTTTTTGGCCATTGTTAATCAAGGCGAATGGTAATTCGCTTGGCGTAAGATTGGCGTAGATGTCCGCTTGCACGAACTTAACGTTTTCGCCGTCAACATCAACTTTGTAAACCCTCTGCACCTTCACGCCTCTCTCCAAGTCCACCTCGTCGCACACCCACTGCTGTCCCTGCGGGTCAGTGTAGTTGCCGCCAGAGGTGACAGGAATACCGGGTAAGCCGTTGGGGGTGGGCAGGGTGAGAGTTTGCGTTTTGCCGTTCCCATCGCTCAAGGTCACCGCCACGCTCCCGCCGTCACCAGCGCTCACGATAGGCACAGGGTTGTCCGGGCTGGGCGTGCCGTCCTGCGTGCTCTTGCCGTACACGGTCAGCCCGCGCAGCGGCGCGGCAAAGGCATCATCAGCGGCAATCGGGTTGCCCGTCTCGCTGCCCACAAGGATGTTCTGCTGGGCTGCATCTACCGCGCCGATGTTCTCCCTTGCCTGCGCCTTTTGCGCATCATCAAGCGTCTGCGCCGTATACCGCACGACTTCCTGTGGCGCGTCTTTTCCCGGATCGCCCTTCTCTCCTTTCTCGCCCGTCGCGCCCGTGTCGCCCTTCATCCCCTGCGGAATCGTAAATTCCACTATCGGGTTTTCCGCCGTGCCGCTCTGCGTAACGCTCGCCGCCGTCCCGGCCTCGCCCGTCACAGCCGTGACGGTAAACCTTGGCGTTGCGCCCGTCGCGCCCGGGCTTCCATCCCTGCCGGGTTCGCCCTTTTCGCCTTTCTCGCCTCGCGCGCCCGGTGCGCCCGGGTCGCCCTTGTCGCCCTTCGCGCCCGGGTCGCCCTTCGCGCCGTCGCGCCCCGGCTCGCCGCGTGGACCCTGCATCAGCTTCTCAAACCGAATCCTCAGCGTCTGGTTGACCGGCTGACCGAACCCGTTGTTTGCCGCGCTCGATAGCTCGCCAATCGCCGCCATGACGAATAGGATTCCCGGCGGGCAGGGCGTGATGATCTGCTCTGCGTCCGTCACCTCGCCGTTTTCGTCCACGTTGGCCTGAATCGCCAGCCGCACATCCCAGACATATTCGCGCGGTTTCAGCCTCGCCGTGTCCTCACTTTCAAAGCAGACGACAAACCGCCCGTCCGCTTCCGGCGCAATCGTCTTTTCAATCAGCGCGCGCCGTTCCGGTCTCTCCCTGACGGTGAAAATCGCCCGGTCGTTTGCCGTCGGCACATACCCGGTTTCGTCCGGGCAAATCGCCATCAGCGCCGTGTCGCCCGCCGTAATCGAAATCTGATTTCCGCTTACGCGAAACATCGCTTTTCCCTCCTTTTCTTCATGTATAGCCTGATTCCATCGACCATCATCCCCGTCAGCTTCACGCCGTTGAGCACCACGTCCTCCACTTGCTCACCGTTGAAGATCACCGGCACGTCGTTCTTGCGCAGGAATGTCACCCGCGCCGAACCGTCCGTGTTGACGGCGTTTCCGCCGCCCGCCGTTGTGGATGGGCGGGAT